AATTAAAAGCAGGGAATTGATACTCTTCCCCTAGATAGCAATGGATAAGGTGTTTAAGAGCCTTACCTTGTTTTTCTAGGTCTTTAGCAAAAGTATCTCTGTTTTGGTCAAGATACCAGAAAGCCATGTTGATTTCTGCTCCATTAGAATCTTTAAAGAAAAGCTTATAATCAGGAGCAGATGCTTGGTCACCAGCAGCTTTAGCTTCAATTCTGTCTAGTCTTACATTTCTTACTAGACCTGCTACACCATCATTGAAAATTTGAACACTACTACCTCCATCAAAGGAGTTGTCATTTAGATTAATCATATTTGTTTTAAATTAAAAGGGTTAATACTTAGATACTTGGTGAAGAAACATCAGATTCTACATATTGAGGAATACCTGCATGTTGTAATGTGCTAATATCAGCTGTTTCAGGCTCATCATTATAAACAATACAAGCTTCTTCTACAACCATATCAGGGTCTACAAACTGAAAAGTAGCTTCAGTTCTCTTGATATTTCTTGTTTGAACTTTTCTCTCTCTGAGCAAAGTTACTACATCATCACCACTGCAGTTAATACCATAGGTATTGTTAATTTTTACTGCAATTTCATCTGCTGACATACAGTCCAGCACATACCAGATTTTCAAGTCTCTAGTACTAATAGGAATTTGTTTCATACTAATTAGTTGTAATATTCGTTAATTTTTGTGGACACAAAGGATAAGTCATTAGGAATGAGAAGCTCATCAAACATTCCTCTTGGACTTTTTGCAGTAGTCACACCATCAGTTTGAGTTACAAAATAATAATGTGGCTTCTGGTCTTCTTCAATCTTAACTTCAGTAAAGAAAACTATGGTAAACAAACCCTCTAAAGTGATTTTATCATCTAGGAGTTTACCTATAGTTTTAATTTTCCGTTTAGGATTAAAGTTTTCACTGGTACTTTCCTCATGATATATTGCAAAAATGATTAAGTCATCCCTAAGCTGACGACTTGCATTCAATACATCAAAAGTATTCTTACCAATGTCTGTAAATTTCTCAAAGCCTTTCTCTTTAGCCTTAGCCATAAACTCAAAAGACATTAAGTACTGAAGGTCATCAATGATGACATATTTAATCTCTGGTCTATTATCGCTAATATACTTAAGAGCTTGAACTATAGTTGCTGCTACATCTGTTGAGATATAGTTAGCACCTTCAGATAATTTGCCTTGAGTGTAATTACTCTTCCATCCTTTGAATGGCAGTGGCTTGTTAGAAACATTGATAATTACAGTTTCTTTGGGGTTTAGGGTTTCAATCGAAGTGGACTTACCTGTCCCACTTTGACCTACAATACCTACAAGTGTACTCATATAATTGTTGATTTAGTTACGATAGTTTCTTTTTAATCTCCAGATAAGTGATTTAATATAGTCTAAGGTAACATTAAACCTTTCCATAATACTTTTATGTGTTATAGTTGGTCCACCTCTTTCTATAAAATCTACTATATCTTGTTCTACGGTATTACGCTTTAAGTTTTTCATGCTGTTTTCTGTAAATTTCTTCAAGTTTAGGGTCACCTGGTTTAGGTAACTCTTCAAAGTAGTTTGTAGCACCATTAAAATACATACCTACTACACCATTTGGACTGCCACTACGGTATTTCAGCACATGTAAAGATCGGAAATTATCTTGTAATAAAGAAATTTTATAGTTCCGAAATACATCTAATTCATACCTAGCAGGACTAAAAATTCCTAGTGCAATATCAGCATCTCTACCAGTTAGTTTAGTCTCACCCAAACCATATAAGCTAGGAATTAATTTAGATTCTAAAGTTTGACCTCTATAAGTATCTAATTCCTCCATAGCAGCTGCTTGTTGCTGGATAAGCACAGGAGTAAATCCAAAGTTATTTCTAAGCTGTACCATATTGTTACTATGCTTTTCTATAGTGCCTTTGATACTTAATCCTTGCTCAGAATTTAATAATGCAGCATGGTCCACAATAATAATAACATACTCTTTAGGATTATTAGGAGTATAGTAGTCAAATATCTCTACTTCTTCTTCTCTAATTTCTCCAGTGCTGTCATCTCGCACTTTCTTTGTTATTAGTTTCTTGTGGATAGTGCCATGTGATTTAGCATAATCTAGCATTTGCTTAAAGATACCGTAAGGATTTATAGTGCTATCATAGATATACACAAAATCCTCTAGCTTTTCAAAGTATTCCTTAGTAGATGCTATGATAGAGTATTCCTCTTCAGAAATCCTATGTTTGTTCATAGATAGGATTTTATTGAATGGGATTACCATATTGTAATCATAGTATATCTTCTTAGCAATACCTTGAATAATCTTAGATTCTTTATCAACCTCTAATGAGTAGTAAAAGATTTTAAGCTTAATGTCTGTTTGAGAATTAAGAATAAAATCTATAGGTCTATACATAAAGAAAGCATCAGTAAACTGAGTTTTACCTACACCAGAATTTGCCGTAATAAGATAATACTTTTTTTGCATAATGCCTGGCACTACATTCTCAAATCTAGGTAAACCCCAAGGGATGCAGTTATGCTCATTATGCATATTATCCCTAATTCTACTTAATGCTCTATCAAATATCATGTATAAAAGAATTTTGAGGTTCATTGGTATCTAGCTCATCACAATAAGCTTCAAGCTTAGATACCCTACCATCTCTGGTATTACCTTGGTTCTTGGAGATAAAATAATCTGCTTGCATAAGATATTTCCATCTTTGATTAGACTCTACTTGAATGTACTTTTCAGTGGCCCTAAGAATTTTTTCTTGGGTTAAATCTGGTCTTCTCAAAAATAGCTCTTTCATCTTAACAATACAGGCATTCCTATCACCCATAGCACCAGGTTTTTTACCTTTAAACATATTTCTATAAGCATCAATCCATTCATCAACAGGATGGACTACTTTAGTTTCTGTTTTAGGTAAAAGGATTAGTTCTCTGGTTTCCCAGTTTAGGACTTTAATATAGCCCTCATCTTGCATTTTGTTTAGTAGTTCTACAACTTCTAGTATTTCCATATAATGATTGAGTTTACTCTTGTATAAGGCATTCCATCAGTATCAATCTTTTCTGTCACCCATACAATTTTCACGTATTTTCCATCATCTACTAATGAAACACTATGCATTGCTATAGCCATATAGACTACAATTAACAAAACAATTACTAAAATTGTCATCATAAGATTCCCATGTTTTTATACTTTAATCTTGCATCCTCTTCTTCCATCTGAAGTATAAAAGCAGGTATAACACAAATTACTTGGTCTGTGGTGGTTCTTTTAGGTCTAGATAAGGCATTAATCTTTTCTACATATGTGTTAGGGTCTTGTCTTTCTTCTTGTGTCATATCTACTTCTACTATCTTATAGAAGAAAAGAACTTCATCATCTGTTAGCAAGTTATCTACTTGCTTATTTATTACTTGTTCCATCATAAATTTTTATAGTGTATGTATTCTAATTTAGACCTAGGAACATTTTTTAAAGCACTCTTAACCCAATCCTCATCTACAGTATTAACAGCACATACTACATGAATCTCTGCAATCTTTTCTGGATTGTTATACTCCAGTCTAAGTAACCTACCCATTCTTTGTTGAGCTGTTTCTTCTGAGCTTTGAAATTGATGAACTACAGCTCTGTGTAGAGGCTTAATATTCAAGCCTACATTTGCCATATTGACTACTGCTAGTCTATCAATTTCTCCATCAGAAAACCTGTCTAGGTTTTTCTTATCAGCTTTTGAATGGTATTGGTGTTCAGAGAGTTGATTAGCACTATCTGTTAATGTTGTAAAGATAAGAATTCTATCGTTAGAATGCTTAGAAATTATCCTATTTGCAGCATCAATTTTACTTTTGCAAGAATAGATTAGCTTTGCTCTCTTGGATGCAAACTGCATTTTAATTAGAGCATACTTTCTTTTATCAGCACCTATGGCATTCCATTCTGCAAATTTAATTTGATTAAACTGCTTTGTAAGATAATCATACTGAGCTTTTTCTGTAGTTAGAAAAGGCTTCAGTTTAGTACCACCTTGAATATATTTAAGACTATCATCAAGGGATACCTCAATAACCTTAACTCTATAATCTGCAATAATTCCATCTCTAATAGCTTGTTCAATGTCATAACTAAATATAACATCTAGATTAAGTTGTTCTTTAATTACAGCTGCACTAGAATCACTTAATGTACCAGTTAATCCTAATAACCTACCATGAGGTACTTTAGATAGCTGGTTAATAGAATATAGATGAATCTCATCTAATACTACTAAATCAAAAGTGTTCTTTGTATGTTTCCCTAAAGAAGCTGTAGTGGTGTAAACAACATTAGCATCTGATTTATTCCATTTAATAAACTCTTCTTTCCAAGAATCTAAAACAGAATTAAATGGTGCTACAACAAGTGTTTTACTGTCAGTATTAATTAAGTCAATAGCTATTTTAGTTTTTCCAACACCCATAGAAATGTGCAGTATGCCCTTTTTATGTGTGAGGAAAGATTGTTTAGCTTGTTCATGTACTAATATTCTCTTTTCATTGTTTGTCATTTAATAATGTTTCAATGTTTTTACTATTGTGCTTTTGTGTAATTGTTTCACCATTCATCCAAGGTTTGAAAGGTATATTTGACACCCATTCTTTTACTGTAGGAACAAAAGATAAATCTTCTTTGATATGATTGATAACAATATATCTAGTTTCTACTTTATTTCCATCAGAATTAGTAATGTAAGGGCCAAATATTCTTTCACAGATATAGATACCAAAAGTATTATGTAGAATAGCTCTATGTTGGTAGCCTACATAATGTGTTTTAGTCATATCCAAAAACTCATGAATTTCAAGGTAATCTTCAAGTTTACCTCCAAATGATTTTACAGATAATTCTGAATGT